GATTCGAGGTCAAGCCTGATCTGATCGCGGACTTCCGAGAGATTCCATTTCCTGAAGAGAGTTTCCGACTTGTTGTATTCGACCCGCCGCATCTGTGCAGTGCAGGAAAGACCTCATGGCTCGGCATCAAGTACGGTGTCCTCGATAGTACGTGGCAGGATGACCTGCGCCGGGGATTCGAGGAGTGTATGCGTGTACTGAAACCTCATGGGGTATTGATCTTCAAGTGGAGCGAAGATCAGATCAGCACAGCGGATGTTTTGAAACTGCTTCCGGTTCAGCCGCTGTTTGGGAATCGGCGAGGGAAAACAATTTGGATGGTGTTTATGAAATTTCCGGAGGAATAACAAATCTACGCGAAAAGCGAGATGAAGGAGTGGAGATTGTGAGTAAGAAATACGCCTACATCTATAACCTTTGGGATGAAGGATATTGGACGGGCTTTGTAAGTATTGAGGAGGCACTTGCGGCGGCACGGAAAAGTAGACCTTCGGCAAATACCGTTTACATCACCGAGACGGAGGAATTTGTGCCGTATGTATGGTATGATCTCGTGATCGACAACCTTCAAGAGGCGGTTGATGACGAGTGTGCGGGATGCGCTGGGGATTATCTTGATGACGCATCTAAGGCGGATAGAGAGGCACTGGGGGATGTGCTCACGGCTGCATTCGTGCAGTGGGCGAAGGAACGCGGTATCAAGTATTGGGTAGATATCCCCGTCGCGAAAAAGGACATTCTGTATGATCTGCGGACAGGTAAGCCGGTAGAGGAGGAGCAGAAATGAACACATGGGTAGGAATCGGGCGGCTTGTACGTGACCCGAATGTGAAATACACGCAGAGCGGCAAGGCTTGTGCGTCGTTTACGCTGGCGATTGATCGGCGCAGAAGCGGGGACGGGAATCCGCAGGCGGATTTTATCTCGTGCGTGGCGTGGGAAAAGACGGCTGAGGTAATCAGTCAGTACTGCACGAAGGGGCAGAAGATCGCAGTGGAGGGGCGCATCCAGACGCGCAGCTACGATGCCAACGACGGCATGAAACGCTATGTGATGGAGATCGTTGTCCAGAGCATGGAGTTCTGCGATAGCAAGGGCGGGCAACAGTTAAGCGATGCTAAAGAATTCGCGGGGGCGCCTGTGCCCGATGAGGACATTCCGTTTTGAGGAGGTTTGCGATGACATCGGATGAGCAGACGTTATATTTCTTTGCCTTTCGGTATGCCCTACCACGACAATCCTATGCACTGTCTCTCGTGTCCGATCTCGTCCTGCGGCGCGTGGATGAGTTTGAGGATTGGCAGCTGCGAGATATGATTGGTGAGATCGAGGCACATTGGGAGGAGAACAATGAGATCCACCCGATAGACCGAGATGTGCAGCGGCTCTTTCGAGATCGGCTGCGAGGAGCACTTTTGGAACGCGGTGTAGCACAGGCGGTATAAGAAAAAAAGAGCGGTCATGCGCCGCTCTTTTGGTGCGTAGATAGGAGGTATACAATTGGAGAAACTTACAAAGAAAGAACGTGAATTGTACTTTTTGGCGTTTTTATACTCGCTGAAAGTCGAGCGGCGTAGATTCGTGGCAGTGACTCAAGAGATTCTGGAAAAGATTACTTCTTTCAAGAACTGGGAACTTGAAGAAATGATTGATGTGATCGATAGGCAATGGAAACAATTTAGGACAAGACCTCCTTATGTGGGAGAACCGTACATCCATAACGAAAAGCATCTGTTTTTCGTGTATGACTTGCTTGACGAACTTACAAGACGAGACGGTATCCCACGAACGTTTGGCCAGTGATTAGGAGGGCAGAATAGTGCTTGAGAACGATGCAGCCTTGCAGATGGCAGATGAGATACGACAAGACCGCAAACAGGCAGAATCGATGCTGTTGAACTATACGGAGGAGCTGAAAACATATCGCCTACAACGCGAGGAGTATGTACGAGGCACACCTGCGCAAGGGGGCGGGAATCTGCCGGGACATCCAACGGAGGCGGAGGCTCTGCGCGGTGTGAAGTTTGACGAGACCTATCCTGCCTATACGTGGCTGCGCGCCGTTGAGTTTGTCGAGCGTGGACTCTCGGAGCGCAAGCGGATATTTCTGGATGCGCGGCGTAAGGCATCACGCGACAAGACAGGGAGAGGACGTAAGGCGTGGCTTGTACGCACACAGATGATGTACTGCGAGACGATGAGGGCACGGTTTCTCAATACGGAGTTCTTCATATCTGAGCGAGTGCTAAAAGATATGTGGCGGTACATCGTTGACCGTACCGTCGAGGCGTATCTAAAATTAGAACAAAATAAATTAAATAGACGCGTCTCATAACCCCTTTTTTCGGTGGTAATATGATAGCGTGGATAGTTTGGGGATAACCCCCACCACTGATCTCTCCTCCTATACCTTTTACGGATAGCCGTCTCAATCGAGGCGGCTTTTCTCGTGGAGAGAATAGAGGTGTGAGATATAAGTTTTTGCGATTTTTTATATTTTGTTTGTGTGAGATGTAAAATATCCAGATTTTTTATAAGCAAGGAGGTGACGATGTGAAACTGACAGCAAAACAGATACGCTTTGTAGATGAATACATGGTTGATTTCAACGCGACACAGGCGGCAATCAGAGCAGGATATAAGGCAAAAACAGCCCATGTAATAGGCGCTGAAAACCTTAGGAAACCTAAAATCGCAGAAGAGATTGCACGTCGTCAAAAAGACCTCCAACGGCGTACAGAGGTGACGCAGGATCGCGTTGTCAAGGAGCTGGCGCGTGTTGCCTTTGCAGATGCAACAGATTATGCGTGCGTCGAAACGTTGACATACGAGAATGAGGACGGAACAGTATCTCCCGTACAGATAGTCTCCCCAAAAGACACGGACACGCTCTCCGATGATCAGCGTGCAGCGATTGCGGGAATCAAGCATGGCGCGAACGGCATCGAGGTTAAGTTGCACGACAAGATCAAGGCACTTGAGCTTTTAGGGAGGCATATTGGTATGTTTAACGATAAATTGTCTCTCAGTGGCGCTGATGGCGGGCCATTGACCTTCCGATGGGAGGGAAAGGATGGCTGAGATTGTAATACCATATACGCCGCGCCCGATCTGGCGTGATACGATTCATCCCGCGCTCACTGCAAATCGTTTCGCGGTGCTTGTCTGCCACCGTCGCTTCGGCAAGACGGTCGGCACGGTCAATGAGATGATCCGTAAGGCGATACTCAATGACAAAAAAGCACCTGTATATGCCTATGTTGCGCCGTACCGCAATCAGGCAAAGCGTGTGGCGTGGGAATACCTGAAATACTATACGAATCCAATACCGGGGCGCGCCGTGAATGAATCGGAGCTTTATATCGAGCTGCCGACACGGCACGCACGCTCACCGGGCGCACGGCTCTATATCATCGGTGCCGATCATCCCGATGCGCTGCGCGGTATCTACCTCGACGGTGTAATCCTTGACGAGTATGCAGATATCAAGCCGGAGCTCTGGGGCGGTGTTATCCGTCCTGCACTTGCAGACCGCGAAGGGTGGGCGGTATTCATCGGGACCCCGAAGGGACAGAATCAGTTTTACGAGATGTACCAACACGCGGAGAAATCGGCGGGTTGGTACTCTTGCATTTATAGGGCCGATGAGACGGGCGTGCTTCCCGCCGAAGAACTCAAGGATATGCAGGCGCAGATGACAGAGATGGAGATTCGGCAGGAGCTCCTCTGCGACTTCACGGCGTCGGCATCCGATGTGGTTATCCCGATTGATCTTGTCACGACCGCCGCAAACAGGCTGCTCAAGGATGATGATGTGCTCGGACAGCCTGTGATCCTCGGCGTGGATGTGGCACGATTCGGCGATGACAGGACGGTGCTGTGCATCCGCCAAGGGCTTTGGCTTAAGGATATCCGTACGTTCCAAGGGCTTTCCACGATGGAGACTGCAAGCCGTGTGATTGACTGTATCAACCAGTATCATCCGCACGCGACCTTTATCGATGCTGGGGCAATGGGGGCAGGTGTGATTGACCGCCTGCGGCAGCTGCGCTATCAGGTGTCGGAGGTCAATTTCGGTGAGATGGCAATGGATGCAGCTCGCTATGCAAACATCCGGGCAGAGATGTATTTCAAGTGCCGCGCATGGCTTGAGGCGGGCGGTGCAATCCCGCAGAATACAGAGCTCAAGACAGAGCTCTCAACGGTAGAGTACAAATTTAACCCGACGGGGCGAATCATTCTGGAGCCTAAGGACAAACTCAAGGAACGGACAGGGAAAAGCCCTGACCTTGCCGATGGGTTTGTTCTGACGTTCGCCCGGCCGGTTTATATAAATCCATCTGTGGGGGGCATTGATGATGATGTTTCGCCGGCAGAATACGATCCGTTCGCGGACATGTAACGAAAGGAGGAATGTATATGCAGTTTGACCTGCAGCGATTTGGCGGCGGCGGAGGTGGCGGCGGGGGTACTCCTGTCAAGCAGAGTGCACCGGGGTCCACTGCCGCGGCAACAATCGAAAGCGCAACAGCGGGGGAGCGTCAGTCAATCCATGACAAGCTCGTCAAGGCAAAAGGGCGTGCGTCAACGGACAAGACGGGCGGCATGTTTGGCGACATGATGGGGAGCATCAAAAAGGCTCTGTTGGGTGAGTGATCTCTATGGCACAGATGCCAAAAGCAATACAAGAGATGCTGCGCGACAGCGATGCAATCCGCCGCAAGAAAACCCTTGTGATGCAGATGATGACGGAACGTACGCAGTTTGAAGGGACATGGAAACAGCTCAGCAAGTACATTAACCCGACACGCGGACGATTTGACGAGGACAAGACGCAGGACGGCAAACGCCGCGATTACTGCTTGCTTGACCCGTATCCGATGGAGGCAAGTGGCAAATGTGCGGCAGGGCTGCATTCTGGGCTTACGTCTCCGTCGCGTCCGTGGTTTGCACTCGGACTCCAAGACAAGGAGCTCGCAGAGTATCACACGGTCAAGCTGTGGCTTGAGGAGTGTCAAGATGTCCTGATGGGCATTTATGCCAAGAGCAACATTTACAATATGCTGCTCAACATCGAGGCAGAGCTCACGCAGTTCGGCACGGCTGCTGCGCTTCTCCTTGAGGATTTTCATACGGGCGTGTGGGCGCGTCCGTATACCTGCGGTGAATATGCTGGCAACGTGGATGCACGCGGGCGCGTGGTGCAGTTTGCGCGTAAATTCAAGCTCAACGCGTGGCAGATGGTGGATGAATTTGGCGAGGATGTTGTGAGCGATGCGGTGCGCAATGCGTATCGAGCGAAGAATCTCAAAGATTATTTCCCTGTGACAATGCTCATCGAGAAGAACGCCGACTATAACCCCGACTCCAATGCGCTTCTGAATTTTAAGTATAAATCCTATTACTTCGAGGATTCGCAGACTGACGTGTTTTTGAAGGTCAGCGGCTATCACGAAGTCCCGTTTCTGATGCCTCGTTGGACGGTGATTGCCAATGGGATTTACGGTGTAGGCCCTGGGCACAATGCGCTCGGGAACTGTATGCAGCTGCAGAAGATCGAGAAGATCAATATGCGTCTTTTGGAGCACCGCTCTGACCCCGCTTTGATTGTTCCGTCCTCAGTTGGCAAGGTCAACCGTCTGCCTGGCAAGGAAACACTTGTGCCGGATAGCATGATCAACGGGATTCGCCCGCTCTATGAGGCAACAGGTGATCGCGGAGAGGTCATGCAGACAATCCAGTACAAGCAACAGCAGATCGGCGCAGCGTTTTATAACGACCTCTTTGTGATGCTTGCACAGCAGGACAATCCACAGATGACCGCCCGTGAAGTTGCGGAACGGCACGAGGAGAAACTTTTGATGCTCTCTCCTGTATTGGAGCAGATGCACAATGAGGTTCTTGCACCGCTCACACGGCGGGCATTTGAGATTTGTTACCGCAACGGTCTTTTGCCGCCGTTGCCGGAAGAACTCAAAGGACAGGAGGAGAGCATAAAGGCAGAATTTATTTCGCTCCTTGCGCAGGCGCAGAAAGCTGTCGGAACTAACGCGATGGAGAAAACTCTTGCGATTGCAGGAAACCTTATGGGCGCGTCGCCTGAGATCATGGATAACCTTGATCTTGATGCGGCAATCCGTGAGCATGCGCAGATGTCCGGCACGCCTGAAACGATCATGCGTGATGAGCAGGATGTGCAGAAGATGCGACAGCAGCGTGCGCAGCAGATGCAGCAGGAACAGCAGATGCAGCAGGCGGCCGCAATGGCAAAGCCACTGAGAGACAGCGTAGAAGCAGCAAGGCTTCTCTCCGAAACGCCAGTCAATGAAAACACGATTGGCAGCATTCTGGGGGGAGGTTGATGTATGGATTTAGATACACTTGAAAACATTATGCGACGTCCGGAAGGGCGTCGTTTTGTTTTGGAAGTGCTTGACCTCTGCAGTGTAGATCAACACTACACAACGGGGAACGGGCGTGAGGACATATTCGCCAACGGGCGGCGCTCTGTTGGCGAAGAAATTCTGCGCTGCATCCGCCGCATTAAATCCGGCAATGAATCAACGGATGGCCTTGCGTTGGAATATGCCATGCGCCGTGAGCATCAAAGAAGAATGGAGGAATTAGAAGATGGACGAAACGATGACGACGACTGAAGCGCGGGGAGGGGAGACGCCGCCGGCATCTCCTCCGGAGGTACCGCCGAGCAATCCGCCCGACGGACAGCAGGAAACACCCCCGGAAAATCCGTTTGGCTTTCAGCAGGAGGCACCTGTTGTTCCTGATGTGTACGAATTCAATCTTCCGGAAGGTTTGACGGTCTCGGACGAACAGAAAGAAGCGTTTTCGGCCGTTGCAAAGGAAGCGAGGATGACGCAGGAGCAGGCAAACAGCTTGCTCAAGATGCATGCGGACATTGTGATGGAGCAGCAGCGGCAGGCGGAAGAGATCAAGAACCAGTGGATGAATGAGTGCGCTAAGCAGGGACTCAATACGCCTGAAAACCTTGCAGCGGCAAAGATCGCTGTGGATACGTTCGGCGGCGGCGATGCCATGAACGCGCTCATTGAATCCGGTGCCGCATATCATCCGGCCATGCAGGCGTTCTTGCAGCGCATTGGTCATCTCCTGAAGGAGGACAATGCGCCGGACGGAAAAGCTGCGGCACAGCAGACGGCGGCAGATTTGCTTTTTGGAAACAGTAAGTATTAAGAACTGGAGGAATAAAACATGAGTGATTGCGTAACTTTGCAGGATTGGGCAGCGCGTTTCGGTGCGCAGGGACAGCTTGCGCAGCAGAAGATTATCGAGCTGCAGAGCAAGACGAACCGTATTCTTGACGTGATGCCGTTTAAGCAGTGCAACGAAAAGACGATGGAGACGGCGCTTGTCCGTGCGGAACTGCCGGATGTGGCATGGCGTATCATCAACAAGGGGACGAAGCCCGGCAAGTCCAAGAGCAAGACGGAGTCCTTTACCTGCGGCGGCATGGAGGCGCTTGCGGAGATCGATGAGAAGCTGATGCAGATCAACGGCAATGACAATGCATGGCGCCTTTCGGAGAATGTTGCCTATCAGGAGGCAATGAACCAGAAGATGGCGACGACCTTCTTCTATGGCGATGAGAAGGTCAACCCTGCGGGCTTTACGGGGCTCTCTGCCTACTACTACAGCAAGACGGCGCAGGATAAAATCTGGGCAGATCAGATCATCGATGCAGGCGGTACGGGCAATGCACTGACCTCTCTCTGGCTTGTCGGATACGGGCAGGATACCGTCTATGGCATTTTCCCCGAAGGAACGAGTGCAGGTTTTAAGTACCGCGACAATGGCCGTGTCCAGATGGTCGACAAGGATGGCGGGAAGTATTGGGGCTACCAGTCGCAGTACAACTGGGATATGGGGCTTTGCGTGCGTGACCCGCGCTATGTTGTGCGCGTTGCCAACATTGACACGACGCAGTTTACGGGTGCTGCGGCAGATGCGTTTGTCGACAACCTTATCCGCGCATACAACCAGATTGAGAATCCCGACAAGTGCACGATGGCATTCTTTGGCAATCGTGCGGTGCAGACGTATCTTGACATTCTCGCCTCGAAAAAGACGAATGTGCGTCTCTCAATTGACGAGTTCGGCGGGAAGAAGATTACGCACTTCTGGGGCGTCCCGATTCTGCGCTGCGATGCGATTCTCGGTACTGAGAGCAAGATTGCCTAAAGGAAGGAGTATAGGTTATGGCTTATATTGACAACGAACTGATTTTTTGCAATGACGTCGCAACGGCGGCGTCTGTTACGAGCGAGGTGCTCGACATTGGTCTTGGCGGCGCATTCGTGCATCCGCTCTTTATCGATGTCAAGCTGACTGCGCCTGTCACGTCTGGCAAGGTGGAGACGATCACGGTGCAGTCAGCCGCAACGGCTGCATTCACCGCTCCCGTGACGGAGATGAGCGTTACGGTTGGGGCGTCGGTCAACCAGACCAAGAAGGCTGCGACGCTTGCACAGTTCTATGCGCCGATTCGTGCGGGCAATCGTTATGTTCGCCTTGTGATTGCTGGCAATGCACCGACGGGCGGTAAACTTACGGCGTACATGAGTTCCGGAACGGCGGTGAATCTCTGATGAGGTATTGTGTTAATACAACCTGTCAGTTCCGAAACAGACTGTACGAGAAAGGCGAGATGGTCGATCTTCCTGCGGGGGTGGAAGTGCCTCCGTATTTTGATGCGCTGGAAGAGGCTGCACTTGATGCAGACAATACGCAGCCTGAAACGGGTGAATCCGTTGATGAGCCTGTAACGAATGAGGCGGTCGCGGGAAAGAAAGGGCGTAAGAAATAAGGAGTGGGGCTGATGTGTGTAGGTGTTTTTGTCATGCGTCAGCCCCTTTTCTCTTTAAGGAGGTGGAATAATGGATAAGATTGATGTCTGCAATATGGCTCTTTCGCGTATTGGGATTGATAACATTGAGGCACTCACAGAGCCGAGCGAACCTGCGCGTGCATGCAGTCAATTTTATGACCACTGCCGCCGCGTTGTACTTCGGAAATATCCGTGGACGTGGGCGACAAGGCGTGTGCAGCTTGCAGAACTCACGGATAAGCCGCAGGACTTTTCCTATGCCTATCGTTATCCTGCGTCTTGTCTTGCGCTGAGAAAACTCTATAACGAGCATTTTGACAATATCCCTGCGTATACGGGGTATCAGATTGTCAGCGACAAAGAAGGTCGTGCTATCCACACCAATGTGGCGAATGTATCGGCAGAGTATACGGCGGACATCGATGATACAGGACTCTTTGATGAGCAATTTATCGAGGCTTTGAGTTGGAAACTTGCGGGCTCTATCGCGTTTAAGCTGACGGGGAATGCACAACTTCCCGGATACTGTGATGAGCAGTATATGGCGCTCTTCTTGGATGCCGCAGCGAACAACGAGGATGAGCAAAATGTAAGAGACAAAGAACCGTATACGCTCATTGCTGCGCGGTTTGGGGGTGACTTCTGATGGCAGGAGGGCAGATGTATCCACTCAAGCCTAGTTTTGCAGGAGGGGAACTAACCCCTGCGCTCTATGGACGCACAGATCTGCAGAAGTATGACGTTGGTGCATCAAGACTTGAGAACATGATTGTCTTGCGCTATGGAGGGGCAACACGTCGTCCCGGCTTTCGTTATGTGGCAAAGACACAAGGCGGACGCAAGGCGCGACTGATTCCGTTTCAGTATTCGACGGAACAGAGTTATGTGCTTGAGTTTACGGAAGGATTCGTACGGATATTCACGCAGGGGGGGATTATTGTTAAAGACGGGAACCCGCTGGCGATTCCAACGAAATACAAAGAGGCCGATCTTCCGGATATCAAGTACACGCAATCTGCGGACGTACTCTTTCTTGTGCATGTTAATCATCCGCCGATGACGCTCACGCGCTATGGCATGACAGAATGGAAACTTGAGCGGATGGATATTGCAGGAGGTCCGTTTGACGAACCGAACACAAAAGAAAATGTAAAGATTGGTGCATCCGCCGTGCGTGGAGATGTGACGCTTACGGCAAGCGTCAATTATTTTACAGAGGATATGGTCGGTAGCTTAATTCGGTTGGGGCACACGATGGGGGGGCAGTTAAAGAAAGGGAATCCAACAACGCCGCTTGTTGTCCGATGCATCCCCGGTGGGACGGTTTATGTAGAATCATTTGGGTTCTGGAACGGTCATTTTATTGTTGAGAAGCATGACAAGTCGACGGATAAGTGGATTGTGCTCCAAGAACAGTACGCGAACCGGACGCAGAACTATACACTCAACTATACAAACAAAAGCGATGACATTGTCGAATATCGTGTGCGTAGCAATGAATTTGACACCTCTGTATGGGCAAACGAAAACGAGCGGCAGCGTGGCTATGTGACTATCCAGACATTTGCGCAGGACTATTATGGCGTTGCGCGAATTACGGCAGTCAACTCCGCAACAAGCGCTGCGGCAACTGTAACGAGAGAGTTTGCAGACACGGAGGCGACGAATGATTTCTCTCTCTCTGCGTGGAGCGCGAAAAAGGGCTATCCACAGGCGGTGAGTTTTTTTGAAGATCGTCTTGTTTTTGCAGGGAGCAGAACGAAACCGCAGACCTATTGGGCGTCGCAGTCGGGTGATTATTACAATTTCTGGGTTAACACGCCACAGCAGGACAGTGACGCAATCACAGGCACGCTTTCGGGCGGTCAGATGAATGGCATTCGCGCTATTATCCCGTTCGGGGAAATGCTCATGCTCACCTCCGGCGGAGAGTACAAAGTCGGCGGTGGGAATGAGGTTTTCACACCGACGAATCAAAAGGCGGAGCCGCAGGAGTATCGCGGTATCAACAACCTGACGCCTGTCGTTATTGGCGGCCGGATTGTCTATGTGCAGCATCAAGGCAGTGTCATTCGCGATCTCACGTATAGCTATGACGTGGACAAATACACAGGAGATGACGTATCTCTCCTTGCTGCGCATCTCTTTGAGGGGCAGACAATTGTCGCGCTTGCCTACCAGCAGACACCGAACACGATTGTTTGGTGCGTGCGTGAAGACGGGATGCTTCTCGGTATGACATATATCAAGGAGCAAGATGTCTACGCATGGCACAAGCACACAACGGCAGGGAAGTTCGCGGACGTGTGCACAATCTCCGGCAATCGTGAGGAAGAACTTTGGGCGGTCGTTGAGAGGGATGGCGCACATTACGTCGAGCAGATGGGCTCACAGATACGCAACACGGCGCCGCATGAGCAGTTTTATGTAGACAGTGGATATGTTTATCAGGGAGAGGCAAAAGACAATCTCACAGGGCTTGTGTGGCTCTCTGGCAAGGATGTTTCTGTTCTTGCTGACGGAAATGTTTTACAGGAGCTGCGAGTAGATAGTGACGGCGCTCTTAAGCTGCCGAAAAAATTTAGCAAGATCGTTGTGGGGTTGTCGTATGAGAGTGTAGTCCAAACGATGCCGATTGAGTTCAGTGCGCAGGACGGCTCCTACATGGGGCGCAAGAAACGCGTCTCACGCATGACAATACTTTTCCGTGATACGCGCGGCGGGCTTTATGGCGTTGGCGAAAATCGGCTTGACGCGATCAAGTGGCGCTCTACGGAAAAATATGACAATCCGATTGAGCTTTACAGCGGTAAGCGTCGTGTCGTCATTCCGGGTGCAAGCTATGAAGACACGGTGTATCTGACGATCAAGCAGACTGACCCGCTGCCGCTGACGATTCTATCCATTGTTCCGGAGGTGGAAGCAGGTGGCTGAGTTTTCATACCACACCCCAACCAATGATGATCTCTCCTATCTTGCCGCACACCTGCGCCCCGAAGATCGCCGCGAGCTCGTCGGCATGACGGGGCCGAACGTCGAAGCGGAGGTGATGCGTTGTTGGCGTAACAGCAAAGCGGCATACGCCTGCTACTGCGACGGGGTTATTATTTCAGCGTTCGGGGTGATCGAGACGAACCCTATTCTCCGGCATGGCATTATCTGGATGCTTGCGACGGCGGAGACGGCAAAGCATAAAATCTATACAGGCAAGAAAACGCGCGAAGGAATCCGCGCGTTTTTGCATGACTGGGAGTATCTCTATAACTATGTCGATAAAGGAAACCATAACACAATCGCATGGCTGAAATGGTTGGGCGCTGTTGTTCATAAGGCGGAGCCGATGGGGCTCTACGGCCTGCCGTATCATTTGTTTGAGTTTTTCAAAAAGGAGTGAGTTATATGGGGGTAGCGGCGACAATTGTCGGCACTCTCTTTTCCTCGTGGATGCAGGGGAGGGCGCAGCAGGCGCAGGCAGAAGCTGCGGCGCGGCAGTCGGAGCAGAATGCGCAGATCGCGCAGATGAACGCGGACAAGGCGCAGGAGACCGCCGAACGGCAGGACGAGAATAACAAGATCAATGCAGAGAATGAACGGCGCAGAGCACTCCTGCGGATGGGGCAGCAGCGAGCGGCAATCGGCGCGAGCGGTGTCACAGCATCCGGAAGTGCTGCGGCGGCCCTTGCAGATACGGGCTATGCAATCAATGAGCAGACAGGGATGAGTCTCTACAATGGGCGTCAGCAGGTCGATAACATGCTGCAGCAGTCGACAGATTTCCAGAATCAGTCCAATTTCCACAGTGCCAATGCACGCGATTATCGCGCAGCGGGACGCCGCGCCATGATGAACAGTATGCTCACAGGTGCGTTTTCACTGGCGAGCAATCTCTATACGGGCGTCAGCTCTGCATCACAAAAGACCGCAGAGGCAGCGGGCACGCAGGTCGGTTCGTTCGGCGGTCGAGATTGGAGCGTTGGACTGCACGGATGGGGCGGTAAAGGCACAAGTTTTGGCAGCCACATTGGAAATTATAATGCGCGGGGATACGGGATGCCACGCCAAAGTACATTTTTCTCCATGAGATAAGAGGAGGTTTGCTTCATGGATTTTTCACCGTTTCAGAACAAAGAGGGGGTTGGCACTCCTGCGGCGCAGATCACGCGCGTACAGTACAGCAATCAAGGTGCACAGGCGCTTGCGCAGGCACAGGGAGAAACCGGAAATGTGCTTGCTAAGGGTGCTATGGCGTTGAAAGATCAGGTGGAGCAGACACAGGCGCTTGCGGCCAACAACATGTATAACAAGCTCATGAGTGAGGGCACGTTTGAGCTTATGCAGAAGAAAGAGGAGGGCGCACTCAACATCACCGAGGACTATGACAAGCTCCAGAAAAAAACAATGGATGCCGTATCTGCAAAATACAAAGGCGTTCTGCGTTATGGGGCGGGCGCAAGAGCGTTCTATGAGTTCACGGAGCGCGACAATGTAACGCGGCGCACGAATGTCATGCGGTATCAGCAGGAACAGCTTGAGGCGTATAAGAACACGCAGTACAAAAATGCCGTGGATGTTTGCCTTGACAACGTGCTTGAATATGGGGGCAATGATGCGGCTGTTGACATGGCAATCAATCGGGGTGAGGCCCTTGCACGCGGGATGTACAGCGCTTACGGGGAAGAACGGGTTAAGCATGAGGTGGATGTGATCGCGCGGCAGGCTGTCGGGCAGGCAATGTCCCTTGCCATGCAGACAGCGGACTTTAAGCGCATGGATGAAATCAGCAATAAGTACGGGAAATACATGGACCCGAATCAGCGGACAGCGGCGCTCGGTGCGGTACGCAAACACGCACAGCAGGAGATGACGTTTAACGAGGCGCAGACAGCGATTAAGGAACTCGGCATTGAGGCATCAAGAGATGCTGTCAAAGCGTGGGTACAAAAGAATCATCGTGGAAGTGCGCCAAATTTAGATGGCCTGCACTCGTTCTATGATCAGACAAAAGGCGCAACATATCAACTTGGCGCTCCTCTCAATGGAGCAGATGGAACATATGACTGTGGTTCATGGGTAATGCAGGCGGCGGGGCTCTATGGGCTGAAACTTACAAATCGCTGTGCAGACATGCAGTATGTCCAGATGAAAGAAGAAGGGCGAGCGTTCAGTGATCCGAAAGATTTGCGTGACGGAGACCTTGTGTTCTGGACAAAAACAGGCGGTGAGGAAGGTCAATATGGTATAGCTCATGTAGGTATCTATAACGGCAAGACAGGGCGTGTCATGCAGTCCGGTTTGAGCGGTGTCGCGGAGATTGACGTGGACTATTATCCTGTGGTCGGGTTCGGGCGTGGTGTGATGGAGACGCCTCCTTCTGAAATGGAGATTGAGGAGCAGACAGACAAGATTTTTGGTGTAGTACAGAAACAGCTTGCTGTGCGTGACCGAGAAGATAATCGTCTGTTTGAACAGGGGCAGATGGCAATTATGCAGCTCCAAAATGATGGACAGTATCATTCGGTAGCTGAATATCAGTCGGTCATTACAAGCATTGCCGGCGATAATCCGCGCGTCTCGGTAAAACTGATGAACAGTGCCATGAAAGCCGGACAGGCAGATCAAGCACGAGCAGAGGCAGCGGCAAATCGACGCGCAGCAGCAGAAGCGGCCGCCCTTAAAATATCGGGGCCGGAGTACAAATATCAGCTCATCAACGCTTTACAAGCGGGCAAGATCAGCATCAACGATGCTTATGACACGATCATCGGAAATCCGCATATGGAAAATAGCATGCGAAAAGAACTGCTGGATGTCATTGATGATTACAAGACCGGAAAAGGCACCTTTAAGTATGACTGGGGGAGCATCAAACAGGCAGTTAAGACTGGGCTTGGCGGATATGAAAACGGGATGTTTGATTCGAATTTTGTCGTTGCACAAGATTCAACAGGCTATCTTATTCGTGAGTATCAAAAAGATCATAACGGAGAAATGCCGCCTCAGCAGTGGATTATTGAGAAAATGGCGGGAGAGATGGCCCCTATGACAATCTCCGGGAGCGGTGGTTTCTTCGGTTTTGGTGGGAATAAGATCGATACGAATGAAGCACAGCTCTTTAACATCGGAATTGCAAGCGTTGTAGATGCAGGGAACGGTGAATCTGTTGTTACGCTGATCAATGGCGGTGGTGCATATCGCATAAAGACAGATGATCTCATCAACGGAATGCAGAACGGGAAGAGCGGAAAAGAGATCGTATACGGAGGATAACGGGAGGTAACTATGGATCCGCAGAAAAGAACAGAAATTGAGCAGATGATGCGCCGCGATGTAGCGAGCGGGAATATCGGCGTCAAGATTAAGATGCCCGGCGAGAACAACAGCGACGAGCTGAATGATATCACGAACTATGCCCCGACAAGTGCCTACACGACCTATGACACGGGCAGACGTGACGAAGCGGGCAATCCGATCATGAGCAGTGACGTGATGGATTTGATGATGTCTCGGTCCTATGAGCCGCCGAAAGAGTCGGATTGGTCTGTCTCTAATATTGCGGATTCTGTCTACACCATGCTGCGCGACCGCTTTCATGATGGTAGTGTGGAGCCTGTCGACTTCGACAACCCCTATTACACAAAAGACATGACTGCACCGCCGGAGCCGATCACAGGGAAAGACCTCATCAAAGGAGCTATGCCCGAGAGTTTTCAGGCATCCAAACTCTATGCGGATTACTTCTACGGCGAGGATGAGAAGCGCGAGCAGATCAAGAAAGCGCATGACCTTACTGGGATTCGCGTGGAGACGATTGCTAATGACCCCGATGTGTGGGAAAAGGTCATGAAGATTGTCCAGCGTGCGGAAAAACTCAAGAAGGTGCCCGGTATGCTCGATGCGAACGGCGACCTCAATATGCGGCGTGTCTATGAAGCGATGCCATACCTCAAAGAGATTGTCGAAAAGCGCGGCACGAACGAGGCTGTTATGATGCTCAACAATGCCGAGGGGCTGCAGACGGTCGATGATGCATACAGCAACGAGTTTATGCGCTTCGCGGGAAGTGTCGCAACAGGTGTAGAGCGCGGCTACTACAACATTCGCAAGCAGATGACCTATGCGAATGCGATGATTGGCAGACGCAAACTCACCGAAGATGAGCAGAATTGGATTACTGCGCTCGACAAAAAGAAAGACGAACTGCCGGAGTATTCCTATGGCGGTGTTGGGCAGACCGTTGGTGCAATGATCGGCGGTGCTGCAGAGAATATCCCGATGATTGCGTCCGCACAGGGGATTGGAGCGGTTGCAGGAGGTATCACTCTTGCCGTGACAAAGAACCCTGGTGCGGCAGCAAATGTCGGAAGAGCTGCCGCTATTGCCGTTATGGGGCTTGAGATCGGCGGCAGTCAATACGAAGAGAATCTGAACAAGCTCGACGCAAATGGGCGTGCGATGTATACGCCGACACAGGCGGCGGCGCTTTCGGCGACACAGGGGCTTGCCGAGGGTGTCATCGAGCAGCTTGCTTTGCAGAAGATTGCACGCACGATTTTTGGGCGGGGTGAGGCAAAAAGCCTGCGCGATCTCTATGCAGGTGCAGGAGCAAAAGATTTGGCACTGGCCGCAGAAGGAGCAACTGCGAACGAGGCGGCGCGTACGCTCATCAAAGAACGGATTCTTGGCGCGGCAAAAGCGGGCGCAATTACGTTTAATACAGAGCTACAGGAGGAGTTTGCACAGCAGGTCTCGGATATGGTCATCGAGAACATGGCGCAGATGGCCATTAAGGGCGACGATGCCGAGATTTCATCTGTCCGGCAAATTCTGCAGAAATCCACGGCTGCAGCAATCGAAGCGGCGCCCTCCATCATGGGATTCGGTCTCATCGGCTTCGGCGGTCATGTTGGCGCACATACGAATACAATGCTCGGGGCACGCGCTCACATGGAACAGCTCATGCAGAACCGCCTCTATCGGAGCGTCAACGAAAATCAGCACCTCATGAATACGGTAGAGGCAGTAGGGGATAATCTCAAGAACGTGCAGGAGCTCCAAGGCAAAGCCCCTGATCTTGTGAATGAGATGCTGGACTCTCAGAACCGCCGCTATGGCATGGAGACTACATCGGTGGATATTGTCTCCCTCAATCAGGAGGAGGGCGGCGCGGAGCTTGTACAGGAGCTCGCCGCCGCAAACAACATCAGCGCGGAGGAACTGCAGGCGTGCGCGGACGGGACGGGGATGCTGCCCGTCAAAACCTCGACTCTCCAACAGATGACAACGCATCTGGATGAGGGCAAACGCAAGGCACTTTTTCAGAACATCACGAAGTCCTCTGATCTCTATACGGATAAGCAGGCACAGCATGAGGCAAAGATCGTAAAGGAAGTGCTTAGTGCGTTCCAGTCGAAAACAGAAGAGGAAGTCGGCGATTCCGTTGACCGTTACGTGGAGAGTGCATTTGCAGAACATGAGCACCGCGCCCTTGCACGGGACATTTTGCTTGCAGATGTGAATCATCCTGCTGCAGAAATTAAGCGTCGTATGAACCGTCTGGATTCCGATCTCGCAGAACTGACAGCCGTACAGAGTGACGGTAGTTCGGAATCGGTGGAGCATCTTGCCCATATCCAGCCCGAGATCGACAAGATCAATGCGCAGAAGGAGGCGCTTTCGACTGTTGAGGGCAAAATAAAAGGCCTCCAATCCGGAGATGTTGTTGCAACGGCAGAACTGTCCCCCGAGGCGAGAAGCGTGTATCACGAGCTTGCGGGTCAGCTTGGTGATGCCAAGAGCAAAAAAGCCCGCACGGCTGCGCGAGCATCTGCACTCCTTGCGGCGCGTTATGCAGATCGTATGGCGGCAATTTATAGCGAAGTGAATGGAGAACCGTATACCGCTGCGGACTATATGCGTGATCATCTGCGCGTGGATGCGTATGCAGACGATCAGAAGAAAGAAGCTGCGAAGAAAAAGGCTGAAATCGTCAAAGGGTTCATCGACGAGAATTTCCCTGATGCTAATGAACGTGAGATGGCTGTTGCGGCAACCTTGCAGGATGCTGTGAGCCCTGCGAAGGGGTGGCGTACCCTCTACAAAGACATTGTATCAGAGCGTGATGAACTGCTGCGCCCCGCTTTGGATGCTCTCGACCGTGGCATGGGCAACGGCGTTGACATCGTCCCGATTGACGACGACGGGCGCGGCATCCGTGTGTCCAATAATGAGCCTTGGTATCGGGACTTTTACAAGGAACACGGGCGGCCGCCGCGCAAGGGCGAACTCATCGATCTTGCCTATCTCCTTACGGTGGGGGATTCCTCTGCCCCGCAGGTGGAAGGGTGGATGCCGAGTTCGCAGGGCGCCGTCGATGCGATGCAGGAGGCAAGGGCACAGCTCGATGAACTGAACGGTTATATCCATACGCTTGAGAACATCAAGGAACGCATGATGCAGATGGATGCTGTGGCTGGAAATATGTATGCGCAATCGGTCAATGTTCCGTCCGAACAAAAAGAATCTGTCCGAAAACAGTATGAAGGCACAGCACAGTGGATGAAAGCCCCGAACGGCGAAGAGACGAATCTCACGGAGGATCAGTGGCTTGCTGTGCGTACACCTGCGTTCAAGGCATGGTTCGGGGATTGGGAAGCGGATTCTACGGTTGCTTCCAAGGTCCTGGACGAGAACGGCGAGCCAAAAGTCGTCTATCATGGAACGAAACGAAAAGACCGCGTTGGAAGTGTGTTCCGCAAAGAACGTGCGACCTCCGGTCCGATGGCTTATTTTACTGATCTTTATTCGGTCGCAGAAGGGTATTCACTGAGCAAGGAAGATACTTCTGATGAGGGGCGACCATACGAAGAGCAATTCCGGATCAAAATGAAAAACGGTCAAGATATTCCGCTTTACCAGTATTGGGGGTACTTGCCGTTTGCGAAACGAAATGAGATTATAAGCGCGGCTCGTCACATCACAGAAGACGATGATGGAAACATTGTCTATGATGAGGATACCAATGATGGGCTTGGGAATTTTTCGTATGCGCTCAAGAGATTTGGTAACAATGGAATCCGTGCGCTAGAGGAAGGGTGGCTTAACGGCGGGGCTCTGCTTGGCAACGAACAGGATTTTCTTGAAGTTCTGAAACTTGCAGGTGTTGATGAAAAAACGTTTGAGGGGATGTATTATGCAGACCCAAACTATACCGAGGAAGGCGTATTTCATGTATTCATGTCAATGAAGAATCCGTTCGATACATCAAAGCATGTTACTAAAATGTTCATTCGCAGTCTACGCGCAGCCGCCAAGAAAGCACCTCGAGCACTGTATGATCAAGGTGTCGATGTGTGGGATAAAAACTCTTTCGACCCAATGGAATATGTGGATATGGTCGAAGAAGATCTGAAAAACGGCACTGCGTATGCATGGACGACAATTCCTGACTGGGTGACTTCACTATTGCAGAAGAAGGGGTATGACGGAATCCGCGATACCGGCGGGAAGCATGGTGGTGCTGAGCACACGGTCTATATCCCGTTTGAGTCCAACCAGATCAAGTCCGTTGAAAACAGCGGTGCATTCTCCGCAGATGATGCGAATATCTATCATCAATCCGCATGGCATGGTTCTCCGTATGACTTCCGTGAATTCCTGCTTGAGATGATTGGAGCGGGTGCAGGTGCACAGGCACATGGTTGGGGGCTGTATCTAGCACAGAACAAGGATTTGCCTGAGGAATATCGCAGACAACTTACCGCATTTGTGTATGAGCCTGGGTGGACGGAAGAACAAATGTCTGCTGCACTCAAAGAGCAAATTGCAGCGTGTAAAGCCGAAATTGAATCGACAGAAAAGCTGGTCGACGGATACAAGGAAGTTCTTAACACGTTTACCGCCAATAGAAAAGGGACCCTTGAAAATCTATATCAAACAGTATCTTCTGCAGATGCGAAGGATATTCTTCAAGAATTGATCACGCTGTATGATGGCTCGTCGTCGCTTCGTATGGATGAGGCTAGGCGGCTTGTTGGTGATATGGGGGCGAGAGAGCATCAACTAGAACAGGTTCGTCGAAGATTAAGACAGCTAAAGCTGATCAACCCGAATAAAATCAAGGAAATTGTTGAGCGCGGATTTCTCTATCATGTAGAGATTCCCGAGAATGATGTTCTCCTCGATGAGCAAAAGCCGTATACAAAACAGCAGATCAAGGTGCGTAAAGGCTTGGATGATCTTCTTAACGATCTTACCATTGACCAGTTAGAAAACTGGGGCGATGTTCAACGGCTGGGGAAAAACAAGATCATCACCGAGATCAAAGAATCGTTTTCTAAGACAGATGGGGGGGGAATTTACGGAACAATCGACAATCTCGTTGGTGGGCAGGAAGCTGCATCAAGACTTCTCAATGAATACGGAATAAAGGGAATCACCTATAATGAACAGAACTACGGTCGTTGCTTTGTCATCTTCGACGACAAGGCAATCCAGATCATCGAGAAGTACAACCAGAAGCACACGCACGGGGCGAAGGGCAATATCACCGCGACGCAGGGCGGTATGCACCGCCTGATCTCTCTCATGGAATCGGCAGACCAGTCGACCTTCATGCACGAGATGGCGCATAACTTCCTGTTTGATTTGGAACATATCGCAGAAGTTGCACCAGAGAGCCGCTATGCCAAAGACCTTGCCGCAATCCAGAATTGGGCCTCGTGGACGAAAGGCGCTGCGGACGAATACGCGGGGACTGCTTCTGCGGCAGAGTTCCGCAACCGTGAGGAGAAAATCCTTGCAGCAGAGAAGAAGGGAGATGCAGCAGAGGCAGAACGCCTCAAGCGTGAATGGATGCAGGAGCGTTTTGCCCGTGGGTTTGAGGAATACCTTCGCAGCGGGGAAGCACCTGCACAGGGGCTTCGTTCCGTGTTCCGCCGCTTCAAGGCATGGCTCACGCGGATTTACAAGGATGTAACGGGCGCGGGCGTGCGTGCCTCTGCGGAGGTTGAGGCAATCATGGCGCGGATGATTGCAACAGATGAGGAGATCGAGGCGGCGGCTGTTGTCAAACGTGCGCAGCGTCTCCAAAAGATTGACCCCGAATTGATGACTGCGGACTCTGCGGAGACCATGATTCAGTGGGAGACAGAGGCGAAGGCGCGCGCAAAAGAAACGCTGCTCAAAGAACTCATCCGGGAGATGCAGGGACGCGACGTTGACTCCCACATGAAGGACTACGAAACACAACTGAAAGCTGAAATGCGGGAAAATCCCGTTTGGCAGGCGGAGGCGGTGGCGGAGACCTTCGGCGTTGGTCAGGTTATCGCAAGCGGCTATTATCCGACGGTGGAGGCGTATGAAAAGGCACTCAAGGATGCTGGTGGCGGATTCGATGCAGCCTACAATCGTCAGATGCGCGAAGAGCGGGAACGCTACAAGACAGAAATGCCAAACGCAGAGGCGATTGCACAGCGAGCAGAAGAGGTGCTTGCAAGCGAGGAATATACTGCACGTCAGACGGCACTTGAAGGGGAACTCTTGAACGAGTATACCAAAGCCTATGATAATGCACCGAAACGCCTCAAAGATGCGATGATCGGCGTTGCCCGTGCTCTCGAACGTGAGGAAGATGCGCCGCTTGAAAAGGCGGTGACGGCTCTCAAATACGCGTTCCGCTGGCAGGAAAAACAGGCGCAGGAGATTGATGATCTGCGGGCGCTCCTCGCTTCTGCGAAAGAATCAGGAGAGGAAGATCGCGCAAAGATGCGTGAGAAGTTCGGGGAGGCATTTAACCGACTCAAACTCTCTGCGGCGCAGAACCTCGAAGCCGTGCGCAGTCTCCGTGATTCGGCGGCGGGAAGAGTTGCTGCGATGCGTGCATATGCACAGCAGCATCTTGAAGATACGCCCATCCATGAGTCGACGAATACGCGTCATTGGATGCGGCAGGTACAGAGCGCCGCAAAAGAGACAGAACGTCATCTCACGAATATGCTCCGCAAGAATAATGGAATTGAGAAGGAGGATACAGGAGACAAAGACCTTGCGGCGGCACGAGCGGCAAAGACCCGACAGCTTGCGATGGAGGCAATGACGCATGAGAGTGTCAAGCTGAAACGTGAGCTTGATCGTCTTGTGAAATACTTTGCCCGTCGGGAAAAGAATCTTGCCAATGACAAGACTGCCAAGATCGACGGAAATCACCGTTATTTCATTCATCATCTGATGTATGTGTTTGACCTGCGCCGCTCCGATGGGATGCCTCTTATGGGAGATGGTGCGCGGAGTTGGCCGGCACTCATGGAGGAACTCAAGAATTCCAATGATGGGCTTGACGGCGTGGAGATTCCCGATTGGCTTTCCTCTGCCGCAACTGCGCGGGACAAACAGCGTAAATACACACAGCTCTCCATGCAGGAACTCCGTGATCTTCGTATGCTCATCGAATTTCTCTATGTGACAGGGCGCAACAAGAACACCCTCCTCACATCGGGGGAGAACGTCGATGAGGTTGCGGCGCGTATGTACGAGAACTACGAGAAGCACATCGGTCTGCAGGACGGCGGCAAAGAGGTATCTGAGTACATTGTGAAGCATCTGAAAGCCGAGACAATGCTTAAAGTCATAGGTGGCAGGGATGGAGCTATTATGCACTATCTCTACAACACCCTCTTTGACGCGCAGGAGAAAAAGTCGGAGGCTCTGGAAAAGAACGCCGAACGCCTAAAGACGATCCTCGAACAATACTATACGGAGAAGGAACGGCAGCAAATGTCGGACAAGAAGATCGGCATTGTACTCACGGACGGCACGGAACTGACGAAGGAAAACGTGCTTTCGATGGCTCTGAACTGGGGAAATAAGGGCAACCGTTCACGTCTTGTCGCAGGGCTTTCGACGAAAACACCGTACACGGAGAAGGATGTCACGGAGATTTTTGAAAAGACGATGACCGTGAAGGATTGGGCGTTCGTGCAGGAGATGTGGGACTATCTGAACGAACACGGCGATGCGGTCAATGAGGTCGTTGAAAAGACCACCGGCACGCCGATGAAGCGTGTTGCGCCGGATGAATTTACGATTGAGGCATCGACAGGAGAGACACTGACCATTCGCGGCGGGTACTATCCAATTCGGTATAAACCGGGCAAGCCCATAACTACAGAGAATGAACTTGCTACGATGGCAGAATCTGTCGGCGGCGCGCGTGTCTTTGGTGCAGGTATGGGGGCAACAAAGAATCGTGCGGCGGGACCATCGAGCAAGCCAATGCCGCTCGACCTCTCTCTTGATGTCTTGTATCGGCACATCGACCAGCAAATCCACATCGCGACCATGCGTATTGCCTGTCGTGATGTCTATAAGCTGCTCAATCATGCGGCGGTAGAGGATATGGTGACAAAGAGCTTCGGAGGGGAGGCGTATAAGGAACTGAAAGAGTGGGTAGAGACCACATGGCAAGAACCCATCAATAAACGTCTCTACGTTGAAAACCTTGCGGATGAGCTGCGTGCAAACACGGTGACGGCGATCATGGCGTTTCGCGTATCGACGGCGGCGCTCAATGTTGCCAACATTGCCCCCATGGCAGACCGTCTCGGAGCAGTGAATGCGATGCGGGCGATGCTGCTGTATCTCAAAAATTGGAAAGAGATACGGGATTTTGTGCTCAACGATTCGGTATTTATGCGGAATCGTGCGCATAACATGGATCGCGACCTCAATACGCAGGGCAAGAACATCTTCGGCGGGAAAACACCACTGCGCAAGTTTCTCCTCCGATGGGGGGCGGCATTCATGAAGGAGACGGATATGCTCTGCAGCGTCCCAACCTACTACTGGACGTATCGGGAGCGGTACAACAAGGAGGTGATGGACGGGACGGATGAGATCATCGCGCGGGAGCGGGCGCACCGTGAGGCGCATGAGGCGGTACGGTCGATCTTCGGCTCGTCGGATGCGATTGACCGCTCGGCATATCAGCGGGACAATAGCCTTTTCATCAAATCCGTCACACCGTTCTTCAGCTTCTTCAACGCGCAGATGAATGCAGTGTGGGAGAAGTATTACGCAGGGCGGTACGATCAGCACAAGGAAAGTTTTGTCAAACGCTATGCGGCGTTTGTGCGCTCGTTCCTCTATCGCTATTTGGCGATGAGTGCGATCGAAACACTCCTGCGGATGGGCATGGAGGCGTTTGCGGGAGGCGATGATAAGAAAAAGAAGGAGGAGTGGTACAAGAGATTTTTGAGGGAATGGGCGGCAAATTCGATCAACGGTGTTACAAGCGCGTTTGTTGGAATCAATGCGGCTAGTGAACTTGTCTCCGGGATGATTAAGGGAGAGCTTTACCATACTGGACGTTATGGCGGCGTTGTATCTGCTGCCTTTGACCGAGTTTTTGACCCTATGCAGAAACTGTATGCTCTCCAAAAGGACAACTCCAAGATTGACGCTCTTGATTTTGGACGCGCACTGACCAAAGCCTATCTCGGTACAAAGCACGGTGTATCGGACACACTGACCGATGGTTTCTGGAATACGGCACGCTTTATGACCGATAACTACCGTCTGAACAATCCGGATGATCTGCGGGAGTTTATCGCAAAGACAATTCTGGACAAGAAACTAAAACAGAAATAGGAGGCATCAACATGACTGTTGAAAATCCGAACGTAAAGAATACGTATGGGGGAAACGGTGTTACAACCGTTTTCCCTTTTACATTTCTGCTCAATGCAGAGGATGTGAATAATGTCGTAGTCACCCTGACAAATGAACACGGGCAAGAAAATGCAACGACAGATTTTACACTGTCCTTGAGTGATAAGAGCGTTCGTTATCCAAAGAGTGGCGCACAACCATTGCCGCACGGATGGAAGATTACAATTCAGAGGCAAATCCCCTATACGCAGACACTCAATCTGACTAGTCAGGGGCCGTTTTTCGCAGAGGACATTGAAGCTCAGCTCGACCGACAAGAAATGCAGATACAACAGCTCGCAGAGATTGTTGAGCGCACGGTGCGTGTCTCCATTAGTTCTGACGTTGCCCCTGCCGACCTGATTGCAAAAATTTTCCAGACAGGTGTAGATGTGTCTGCACAGCTCCTCGCCGCACAGCAAAGCGCATCTACGGCGGCAGGTTCTGAGGTCAACGCAAAGAACAGTGAGGCGGCCGCGCGGGAAATGGCGGAACAGATGAATGCCGTGCTTGCGTCGGCGGCGGATGAGATTAAGCAGAAACTCTCTGCCGAGTACGTCCCGCAGACGCAGGCAAGCAGGGAACATCAGGAACTTCGTACCGCAATCTCGAATGCGGGCATCGCAATCCTCCAGCGCAGCAAGACCTACGCAGTCGGCGACATTGCGTATCACAAAGCCCTGCCATCGTGGGCGCGATTGGAGTGCGTCAAGGCGGGTACCACGGGCGCACCAGAGCCCACCTCACTTGCGACTGTAACAAAAGCAGGACAACTAATCATGGACGGCAATGCTGTCTGGATACTGGACGACGTGCGCGACGGCGCAAGGGTGGGCGACATCATTCTGCGTCCCACACTAAGAGACGGGTGCGTCAAAGCCAATGGCGCAACCGTCAAAGCATCCGAATATCCCCGTCTCCTTGCGTGGGTGCAGGATAGCAATATGACCGTCACAGCGGAGCAGTATAAGACAGACTGCTCCAAGTACGTCTATGACAGTGCACAAGACAGGCTGACCTTGCCTAACATGACAGGGCGTGTCCTTATGGACGGGGAGACAGTCAAGTCCATTGAGGCGGGGCTGCCGAATATCACGGGATCTATCCATACCGCATACAGAAATATAAGTAACGGCGAACCTACTGGCGCGGTAGCGCGCGGCAACACTGAAAACGGCTCAAACATGGGGAGTTTGGGGGAATTTTGGGTAACATACACATTCGATGCATCCCGCGCTAACCCCATCTACGGACGCAGCGGCACCGTCCAACCGCCTGCGTTATCTCTCATCGCACAAATCAAATACTAGGAGGTACAACATGACAAAAATAGTCTACGCATACGCCGCTCTTGACGGCAAGTACATCGGTGAGCGCACGCTTGACGACACCGACCGCAGCCCCATATCGGGCGCGTGGCAAATCCCAGCCTACATGACGAAGGTCAAGCCGCCTGCCGCAAAGGAGGGCTATGACACATACTGGCGCGGCGGGAAGTGGGAGCAGATCGAGCGACCGAAACCGCCGAAGCCGGAACCAGAAACGCTGGATGAACTCAAAGCAGCAAAAATATTGGAGTTTAAGGGGCGGCGCGACGCGGAAGAAGTCGAAAACATCGACTACGGCGGGCATCCGTATGATTACGACCAAAAGAGCCGCGAAAGAATCCACATCGCGCGGCAGGCGCTCCAAGACAGCGGAAAAACCGATTCCACTGTTGTTTGGACGACAGCAGACAATAATCGGATGACGTTGAAAGTCGCAGATTTTGCAGCAATAAACAGTTTGGCGGCGCAACGCTCCAACAAGCTGCATGTCAAATACAACACGCTGAAAGAGCGCGTCAACGCCGCCAAGACGGTGAAAGAAGTTGAAAAGATAACGTGGGAAAGCGAAGCCTAAGCCGCTATAAATAGTAGCGGCTTTTTGTATGCACAGAAAGGATGAGCAAATGGCAAGAGGCGAAATTCTGGCGGAACTTGAGGGGATTAAAACGCAACTGGAAACGCTCGCGGTAGAACTGCCGGGGCATCGGGACCAACTCTATGAGATCAACGCCCGCATTGCACGCGTCGAAGAGAGCACAAAGTCCGCGCATCACCGTATCGATGATTTTAAGCGCGATGTCTGCTGGACCATCGGCATGTCAACGACCATCGTTGGTATCTTTGCGAGCATCTTGACGTGGGCGCTCGGAGGGAGGTGAGACAGTGATCAAAGTCTCACAGTGGATTAAAAAGGGCAAGAAATATCTGCGCAATATGACCAAGAGTCACGCGGCCATGCGCTACATCGTATGGTATGCCGCAATGATCGTGATCTGCGTCATGATCTATGTGGCGGCGTGGATATACGACTGGAATAACACAACAAAGCCTGATCTCGTAGAGCTGCGAAATTTCCTGCATGAGATCAGCGGAGCGGCGTGGATTGCGGTCATCGGATTCCTCGCAAAGTCATTTATCGACCGGGACGAGAACGGCATCCCGGACCAGTATGAAGAAAAGAAGGAGGACAACGATGGAAAGAGTAAACCTGAAGGACCTGCATCTGACGTATGATGCGGGCAACCTGCAAACGCGCAGGGCAACCGATATGATCGTCCTGCATCACACAGGCAACCCGACCGATGACGACCTCTCTGCAGAGGAGATCAACACCTCGCATCAGGCGCAGGGGTGGACGTGCATCGGCTATCACTACGTCGTGCGCAAGGACGGTACCGTGGAGATCGGACGGACGCATTGGACGGTGGGAGCACATGCGTACGGGCACAACAGTCACACCATCGGCATCCACGTCTGCGGCAATTTTGAGATCGGATATCCGACGGCCGCGCAGATTGAGAGTACCGCGATGCTGCTTGCCAACCTCTGCACGGACTACGGCCTGTCGATTGACCGCGACCATATTGTCGGTCATCGGGAGCTGATGGGGACGGCGTGTCCCGGCAGGAATCTCTTTGTGCAGATGGATGAGATTGTCGGCAAGGCGAATTTTTATGCCAATCAGTGAGGAGGGTATTATATATGTTTGAACGGGTGAAAGATATCATTATAAAGAACAAAACAGCCCTGCTGGTGATCCTGTGTCTCCTGCTTGTCGGCATCTCCTATGCCGTCGGGCGGAACTTCGCAGAGGAGCGAAGTGCAACGGAGAAGCCCACCGTCATGACACAGGAACAGACGCAGGACGCGGCAGCACTGCGGGCGCAGCTTGACATCTCCAAGAGCAACGCTGAGACACTGCAGCGGCGGCTTGCGGACGTGCAGGCGGGACAACGTGCTCCTACGGTGACGTATCATGTCACAGCGCCAACGGTAGAGCGTGCTGCGCAGGTCGTAGAGCGGCAGATCAGGACGGACGACCCGACGCTGCCAAGGGCGGCGCGCGAAAAAAGTGACCGTACTGTGGTCACGCCGATCACAAAGGATAAGGACGGAAAAGACCTGCCGCCGGCAGAACAGAAGGTTGATGTGTATAAGATCAATCTCCGAAAAGATCACCGCCTCAAGGCGGGTATCACCCAGATTGATACGCAAACCTACTGGACGGCGGGCGTACAGCTCGGCCGATGGGAAGGTCTTGTGCATGGTCAGGCAGGAAAGGTTAAGGGCGGCAGTGTAATGTATACGGTCGCCGAGTGGTAATTATATAAATGACGTGAGGGGACAGCGTTTTGTGCGCCGTCCCCTCTATTTTTCTTTGTCTACAATTTGCCTACAAAATACCATGATTCGCCTTTCTGTATAGCTATTTTGCCTTTGTGTAAAAAACACTGTGTTATTCCTACAAAAACCTGTGGCTGCTTGGTTTGTTAAACCATCATATTGCTTGCTATTTCACCTCCTTGCACCAGTTTCGCTTATAATCAATATTGAAAGGAGGTCTTTCAGCATTGATTATACAGTTTGAAAGATATTTGAGAGAAGAGAATCTCTCAGAGAACACAATCACATCATATCTCTTTGCCATTCGACAATTTAGCGGACAGTATCATGACATAACGCTCAAGAATTTGCGGGATTATAAAATATGGCTCATCGAGCATTATAAACCGCAAACGGTGAACTTGCGGCTACGCGCATTGAACTGCTATCTTGAAAGTATTGGAAAAGAGAAATGGAAGCAGTCTTTCGTTCGTGTGCAACAAAAAGCGTTTCTTGAAAACGTGATCAGTGAAGCAGACTATGAATATTTTAAGAGTTGCCTCAAACAGGATAATGATTTATTCTGGTATTTTGTCATACGCTTTCTGGCTGCGACAGGTGCTCGAGTGAGTGAGTTCATTCAAATCAAGGCAGAGCATATCAAGTTAGGACATCTTGATTTATACTCGAAGGGAGGAAAGCTAAGACGGATATATATCCCAAAGGCATTGCAAACTGAAGCCCTTTCTTGGCTTGCGGATAAGCAGCAAGAAAGCGGGTTCATTTTTTTAAACAAATATGGGCAACGCATCACAACGCGCGGTCTTGCTGGACAGCTCAAAAAACTTGCCCTCCGCTATGACATTGATTCCACTGTTGTATATCCACATTCATTTCGACATCGTTTTGCAAAGAATTTTTTGGAACGATGTAACGATATAGCCTTTCTAGCTGATCTGATGGGTCATGAAAACATTGAAACAACCCGAATCTATCTCCGTAAAACGAGTACAGAACAACGAGCGATTGTTGATGAGGTTGTAGACTGGTAAAATAAGAAGCATACACCAATACATTAGCAGTTGGCGTATGCTTCTTGTT